GAGCTACATAAAGACTGTTTACTCTAGCAACATCTTGGGTATCGGCAAAAACACCGTATTTATCCGCCGGAATTAACTCTTTCATTTACTTCCCTCCTGTCGTATTTAGAGTGGTGGCTTTTAAACCGGCCCTCTAATTTACACAGGACACTTATAAAGGTTTTGAGTATTTTTTTATTAACCGATTTAAATACCAATCGGCTTTTTTGAGATCCTCCAAGCCGTTTTTGTATTCAAAGCGGGAGACATATTTAACTACATTGCCCACAAGGTAGCCTATAAACTGCTCCCTTGTTAACTTGGCCTCTATGTAATCAATGGTCTCAATACCGCCTATTTTGTAGTGAACCGGATTTATTTTGCTGCCCATCTGCTGCTCGCTCCTTGAGAGACAATCAATCTTTCTGGTAAAAGTCACACTCGAAACCATCAGCCCTTAGGGGAAGTCCCCCAGCCCAAGGCGGAATTTTACCCATGTTTTGGCATACTTCTACTGTTGACATGCCCAAGGGGGCCTCAATGACGATTTCATCGTGTATGTGCATGGTGATGGAAAGGTATCCTAGGTTTTTTAAGGCATAACACAAAAGGTCGCGGCTGATGGCCTGAACAATGTTTTCCACGAACTTGGGCCCGTAGGATTGGACCCGTTCCCACTTTCTGGCTAGGCCGATGCCTTCATACGTTACGCAATCTGAGCCGAAACGATTGGTGCCTATGCGGGGTTTTACGTAAGCAAGACTCCTTTTAGATGGTAGGGTAATAAAAAGCATGCCGCTTTGGTAATAAAAGCGGATACCTCGGATTGCCGTTGCGGTACGTTCCTTAACCGCCCTCATAGCGGCCCGGTCAACCTCCCACCAAAAGCGGACGATGTTAGGATTGGCTGCCCTCCATGATGTGACCAGGGGCTTTAGCTCTTCTTCCTTTAACCCCATTTCCAGTGCGCCCATGGCTTTAAGGGCGCCCACGGAGCCACCATAACCACAGTTGTGAACCAAACAGTCAGAAACGGTAAATCTATTGTTTGGCCCAGCGTTTAATATGTCATAAAGTCTAACCTTGCGTTTATTGTTCTCCAGTTCTTTCTTTTTTCCTGAACGGCCAACTTTGCGTCCTGTAGAATCTCCGCCCTGGACTTTCCTTGCGCCAGTTTTCTCGATACTACATTTCTGGCATAAGGCCATTTCGTTTGATTCCAATCCCTTAGCCGGGTGATTCTCCTGTTGCCACAATTTCTTTTCCTCGTTACAAACCGAAGATTCCCCGGTTCGTAATGGCCGTCGTTTTTTATCCTGTCTATTTCGAGTCCCCTGTCCGGCAAGCCCAAATTCTCTATTATCCAAAGACCGGCTTTTAGCACAGATGGAAAATTGAACCTGATACCCCTTGCCCCGTAATTTTTGTAATTGGCATCCCTTGGATTCTCGCATCTTTGCTTGGCGGCTGTTAACCGTCTGTCTAACCACAGAGGTATCTGACGGGGCTGTGAGCACCTCTGGCACCCCTTGGAGATGCCCCTTTGTAAATTCCCTAGGAGTGTCCACTGGAGTTGGCCGCAGCCTACGCATTGGGTTAACATCCGGCAGTGATTCCAATTTTTGTTCCAACGTTTTTCTGGGCTTATAATTTTTACCCACCCGTACTGCTTTCCCACCATTTCCGGTGCGTAAGAGATGTGCTCCGCAGGCGGCGGCGTATGCAAATCGTACTGGGTCCTTTTGCCCTTTAATCCATACGAAATGATCTTCGGTTGCTGTAAGTCCTCCATATGTAATGGCCCCCTTTTCACCCCGAAAGACTACTCCATCGTGTTCGACAAAATTCTCTCCGTCCCAAACCTTGTGTTCTAAAGAAACCTTTTCTATAGGGACTAAACCCACATGCGTTAAAACTAACTGCCCCTCCCCAATACAGGCCAAATCTGCAACTTTACCTTTTTGCCTAAGTAGGCTACCCTTATCGATCCTTTGAAGCGGCACCTTAAACATCTGGCTTGCGGTGGCAATATATAAATCCTTTTTGGCTTTATAAGCATCAAGGACCCACTGCTCCCCGGCCAGCCAAGCCAGGACAACTCTTTCAATGGAACTAAAGTCAGCCACAATGAATTTGTATCCTGCCCTCGGAATGAAAGCTGTCCTAATTAACTGGGACAGCATGTCCGGAACCGAGTCGTAAAGCAACCTTAAGGCAGAAATGTTGCCCGTACGAACCAGTTCCCTTGCTTCTTTTAAATCTGGCATGTCGTTTCTGGGTAGGTTTTGCGGTTGTAAAAGCCGCCCAGCCCATCTGCCGGTCCTATTGGCTCCGTAAAACTGGAAAAGTCCCCGAGCACGGCCATCGCTACAGATCACATCTTCCATTGCCTGATACTTTTTCACAGAGGATTTGGCCAGTTGTTGGCGCAAGGTTAACACTTCGTCTAGTGGAGAGAGGGCATTTTCCAGTAACGTAGCAACCATCTTTTTACCAAGGGTATCTGTCTTGAGCCCTTTTTCCTTTAGCCAACTTTTAAGCTGTTGTACAGAGTTGGGGTTTTCTAGCCCTGTGAGTCTTTTCATCCTCTCTATTATTTCAGTGCGGATGCTTTCGTCAGTTTTAAGGGCGTTTTCCACCAAAGCCATATCCAGAGCCACACCCCGGTCGTTTATCACTTGATCTAAGTGAAATTCCCCCCACACGCTATCCGGAACGGGGAATCCAGCCAGCCTTTTCTGAATGGCCGTTTCCACCTCCACATCCCGGGCGTTATAGGTTTTAAACTGCTCCCATTTAGTAAGGTCATAGTGGGGCAGGTTTCTTGTCCTTTGACCGTTAGCGATTGTGGGCCTGCAGGGGGTGCAAAAGTATCTAATAAGGTCTTTTCCTTCCGTCAGCTTTTGCTTTTCAAGCCCTAGCACTACACCCACCCCTTCCAAAGAAAGGGGCAAACCCATGTAGGCAGACCAAACCATGGTGCACTTCCAAGACTTAGGGTCTAGATATTTGCCCTTGGGAAGCCCCAGCCATCTAGATAGGCAAATACGTTCAAATTGGCTGTTGAAGGCCCATTTGGTGACGCCGGGATCTTTTAATGCCTGTAGTACCTCCTCCGGTAGACTTTCACCGGAGGCCAAATCTATCACCTTAATTTCTCCCCCGTCTGCGCTGTAAGCAAAGAGAAGGATCTCAAAGTCTGGGGATTCGACGTATTTATAAACACCGGCCTTTTTAAGATCGGTGCTAGAAAATGTTTCAATGTCAATTGCTAAGGTTCTCATTAGGCCCTCCTACTCTTGTAAGGCATGGGGCAGCGAGGCATAACCCCGCCGCCCTCATTTACCAAACCTTTATTTAAGGAAATCCTCATCAACGTCTGTGGCAAAATCATCCTCGGGTCTGCTTTTACCACCTAAGGGTTCGCCATCTTCTAACTTTTGAAGATTTTGTAGAGCTGCGCTTACTCCCCGGGAGCCATTGGTGTTGTAGGCGAAAAAGACAATGGAGGCCCTGCCATAACAACCGGAATAAAATTCACTTTGATCCATGATGGGGTTTAAGTTTTCGTCTACTATTCCCGGCCTGGTATTGCTGCTGACGTTGATAAAATAACTGTCGGCATAAGCCTCATCATCCGTCCTATCCACGTCCCCGTCTCTAAGCGGCATTCTTAAATTAGCGGGGATCTTACCTCCCCACTTATGAGCCCCTTCCTTTTTAACAGTTTCAATAGCCCGATTGATTTTAGATAGCGTCTTTTTATCCGCCTTAGGGATAATGAGGCTAACACTATATTTGGGAGTGCTGCCATTAACTGATTTGGGCTCAAAAACATTAGCATAAGAAAACCTAATCTTACCCGTAATTACCTTCATTTATATCTCCTCCTCGAAATCTTGTTTGGCCGTATTAATGACCGGGCGCTTATCATCTGCCGGCACCAATGCCGGTTTGCCCGGGGGTTTTTCCACAAGATTGCCAAGTAGCCCAGAAAACTTGGCTTTACCCAGGCACTTTTCCATAGCAATGATGCCCTTTAGTCTCTTTTCATAGGGGTCATAACCGGCCCTGTGTACCGCTTGAGCCACCGCATCTTCGTTTTTGTACTTGCGAATACTCCGTCCTTCAACCAGTTTCCACCCCTTCCACTCCTTACCGCCCAAGGCAGCTTGCAAAGCATAAGCCTTGATATCATTGGCCCATGAGACAAGGTGGCCAATCTTGGCAAGGACATCTTCCACTTCATGGTCCTCTAATAAGGGAGGTAATTTGAAATCGTATTGGGCCAAGGCCATATTGTGCTGAGCCCGGGCCCGGCACTCATGTTTTGCTTTACAAAACTGGCACCACTCGCCGCAGAGAAATTCCCCGCCGCCAGCGTAGGCCAGTATTGCCCTGGGTTTTAGTTCTTCCTCCGCCCAATGGTAGAGATCTTCCTTAGCCGCGGTATAAGTGCTGATGTTGTTTCTGCGGGGTTGATAGATGGTCATGGATACCGTATCGATATCAAAAAGACAATCGAAGATCTCCAAGGCCCCCAGTCCGTAAAGCATCATTTGGGGATTTTTTTCGGCATCAACCAAGACGCCTTGGCCGTGTTTGTAATCGACAATATAGAGAAGCCCATCCCCGGCAATAATGCAGTCCCCGGTGCCAAAGCCGCCTTGGGCATACTTTGAGTAGTCAAGCCGCTGTTCGATAAGCACTATGGGGCTAGCACAGGTTTCCTTTGCGGTTTCAATCAATTCCAAAATGAAAGCTACATAACCGTCTGCACACTCTTCCATCTCATGGTTATAGTAAGTTAGGTCCGGGGTGGGATCTTTCGCTTTCATACCTAGCGCAGTTTTCAACTTGTACTCACAGAGCATATGGGCGGCTGTTCCTTCAGCAGTATAATCGCTTTCCCTATCCTCATAATTCTGTGAAAGCCTGGCAGAAGGTGGGCAACTCAGCCACCGATGTGAAGAAGATGCTGAAAGTAGAGCATGGGCCGGGCCTTCCTTTTTGATGTAAGATACTGGCGGGCTACTCATTACCTAGCGCCTCTGCATCCGCAATTAGGGACTTATAATTTTTGGGATCAACCTCTGATAATTTAGCTGCGCCATACTTTTCTATGAGTGCCCTTACCTGGGCCGTAAGACCACTTCGGGACTTGTCCGCTAAAACTGCCCGAACAGCCTCTAAAGTTAAAGATTTTTCCCCGGAGTCGGCCGCTTGTTTTTCCCCATTTTCTACCTGATCGCCAAAAAGGCCAGTAAGTGAATCTGCTACACCTATAAGGGTTTGGGCCGCGTCTTTTAACCCGGTCACTGCTTTGGACCAATCATCTGTCTTGTCCATCTGCCTTACCCCCTTCCCGTTTGCACCCACCCTGATGCTGGAGGGTCAATAACTTTTTGGCTAGTCGCTTGGAAACTACACTGATAGCGCTTAAAATACCGGCCAACTCCTCATCCAGCTCGCTGTCCCGGATGTCTGCCTCCTTCGTTTTCGTTTGCATATAGCTACCTCCGTTTCTGAGGGCTTTTCGCCCTTCACCATTCACAGGACAGTTTTCCGGGTTTTGAGTATTCTTTTATCTGTGGTTTTTTAAACGGAGTCTTAATTGATTAAAGATGCTAGCCTTACGGTTATTGATGGTTTTTTGGGAGAGCCCCACCTCATGGGCAATTTGCCTTTCAGATAATCCCTCGCCATATAACTCAGCAATTCTCTTGTTTATGGGGTCCAGTTCATTGAGCGCTGCCGCCAGTGCTTCCAGCAGTAGTCTTTCAGCTAGCAGCTCGTCCATATCAAGGGGGTCGGAAATTTCATAGCCATCTTCCACGAACTTATCCAAGGAAAGGACACTGCCATTTCGCTGCCTGGTGCATTTGCTGCAGTCCTCCATACACCGCTTCGTTTTGCCTTTGCCATCACTAATCAGGCATCTCTTTTCCCGTTCCTGGCGTTTGCGCTCTGTCCATGCTGGCTGTTTGTAAGCCCGGTAGACCTCCTCTGTTACTGGGATTTCTTGGCCATCGATTGGTAGGTAATAGCTCTTGGCCGTCTTTTTCATAAAATAAGCCCCTTTCCTCAGCGAGAAAAAGGGCATAGCTATTAGCCGAAAAAACTCGCCTTTTTTTTGTTGCGAGCCCTTCGGCTATGTCTGTTTACGGAGGCTTGTTCCTCCCGCCTAATACGAGTTTAGGTAATAAAGGAGCACCCGTGTCGGACACTACATGTCCGGAAACCAGGGGGTAAAAGGGGAAGTTTTATTGGGTGGCTCTAAAAAGGACAAAAAAAAGAGCCGTGCGTAAACCCTTTACCAGGATTCGTGCACGGCTTTAATCAATTTAGGCATAAAAAAACCGGACATCCCGTGTCCGCTTTCCAGAAAAATTATTTTACAGAGGTGTTATATTATTTTCCCGTATAAATTCCCTGTTTTCCTCCATCTTATGGGCATAACGTGACTGCAGCATAAAGTCGTACCAAG